GGACGCGGGAGGAGGTAGCCAAGGACTACGTCACGCGTGCAGACATGCACGCCGACATGAACCGGGTCATCGCGCGGCTGGACAACCTCGACAACAAGATCGACGCGCTGCTGAGAAGCCTAGCAAAGTGAATGTGCCGTTGATCTGGGTGGCCTACACCCACCTGTGGATCGACGGGCGCATGGTATTTGTCAAGATTTGCAGGTATACTGCGGACATAGCACTGGCGGTTCGACCGCTTGATCTCTGCCCGCCGTTCTGGAGCCTGTGATGTTTGACCCAGTTTCAATCAGCATGGCCATCAGCGTGGGTGGCAAGGCTTTCAGCCTGCTGAAGCAGGGCATCGCCGCTGGCCGCGAAATCCAAGACATGGCATCTCAGCTATCCGAATGGGGCAAGGCCGTCTCTGACATTGCCTACGCGGCTGACAAGGCCAACGAGCCGCCGGGTGTCTTCAAGACGCTGTTCGGCGGCGGCCACCAAAAGAGCGCCATCGACATCTTCGCAGCGCAAAAGCAGTGCGAACAGCAGCGCAAAGAGTTGCGCCAGCTTATCAGCTACACCTACGGCAACGACGCTTGGCTGGATTTCCAGAACATAGAGCGCCGGGTTCGTGAGCAGCAGAGAGAACAGGTTTACCGCCGCCGCGAGATCATCGAGTCGATCATGGAATTTTTACTGTGGTCTGGTATAATCTTAGTGACCGTGGCGCTGCCTGGCGTCGGCCTGTACGTCTGGGGCCGCTACATGGGGAGGTGGTAGGATGCGTGAGAAGCTAACTTGGCTTGCCTTCGTTGCTGGCATTTTCGGCATCCTATGGCTAAGTGGTGACGGCTTTTATCGTTACCCGTGCCAATCGCCCGAACTTTTCGACGCCGTCGAATGCAACCCTCCGCTTTGCCTTCGCACAAGAAACTGTGCGTCCGATCTGACAGGAGTTTCGGAATGAGCAAGAACGATCCCGATTTTATGGAAGCCAAGCTGCGCTACTTCATCGGCGTGGCGCTGACCTGCACCTTGGGCGGCATCGTGTTCTTCACCCTTTACGCGCTGATTTTCGTCACCCAGCCGCTGGGCGAGAGCAGCGAAAACGACCGCGCACTGTTTTCCATCCTCACGCCCATTGCATCGTTTCTGGTGGGTGCCTTGGGTGGCGTGCTGTCGGCAGGAAGCAACCGCAACAAGGCTGGCAGTGAGCCGTCTTCACAGGAGCCGAGAGAATGATCGGACGCATGATTGGAATGTTCGTTGGCCGCAAGGCTAAGGCCAAGATGGTCGATGCCGTGCTGGACAAAGTGGACTTGCCCGACCCGGTCGAGACTGCCATCAAGGTGGCCGCCACGGGCAACGTCGGCGATCTCCTGGGCGGCATGGGCAAGGACATGGCCAAAGAGGCCGTGCTTGACGCCATCATTCGAAAGCGGGGGAAGAAGAAATGAGCCTGCTGACCGAAGCCCAGCTTGCGGCTATGATCCCGACCAACAAAGAGGTCGGTGAATGGTGCGCTGCCCTCAATGAGATGCTTCCTAAGTACGGCATCACCACCGACAAGCGGATCGCTGGCTTCATCAGCCAGTGCGCTCATGAGAGCATGGACTTCCGCGTCTTGGAGGAGAACCTGAACTACAAAGAGGCCACCCTCCTCCGGGTCTTTCCGCGCTATTTCGGCCCCGGCAAGGAGAATGCCGCCGAGTACGCTGGCAAGCCCGAGAAGATCGCCAACTACGTTTACATGGACAAGAACCGCTCGAAGGCTGGTGCTTTGGGCAATACGGAGCCAAATGACGGATGGGTTTTCCGTGGCAAAGGTCTGAAGCAGGTTACCGGGCGCTCCAATACGACTGCCTTCGGCAAGACCATCCGCATGACCGCCGAGCAGGCCGCCGAGTATCTCCTGACCAAGAAGGGCGCACTCGAAAGCGCACTGTGGTTCTGGGGCAGCCGCAACCTGAACGAGGTTGCCGACACGGGCGACGTGGTCCGACTGACCAAGATCATCAACGGCGGCGACATCGGCTTGGCAGACCGTCAGGCGCGCTATGCCAAGGCTATGGCCGCTCTGGGTGGCGCTGTGGCAGCATCCATAAATTCTCAGATCACCGACGCCGTGACGCAGGTTCTTCGGAAAGGCTCCAATGGTCACGATGTAAAGCGGATGCAGGTGGCGCTCAGGATCACTGCTGACGGCGACTTTGGCCCCGGCACAGAGGCGGCCCTAAAGAAGTGGCAGGCAGCCAACGGCCTAACCCCTGACGGCGTGGCGGGTCCGAAGACCCTTGCCAAGTTGTTGGGGTAGATGTCGTGGACGCGGGCTGCGGCCATGACACCTAGACAGCAAGAGGCCGTCGAGGCGTTTAAGCGCACGGGCAACGTGGCCGAGGCTGCGCGTGAGATTGGCATAAATCGGCGCGACATGCAGAGGATGTTAAACCGCGCCGGGTTCACGTCTGATGTCCGGGAAGATTACCGGGTAGACCCAGCCATCGCCGACAGCATGGCAGCGGTCGGGACTAACATGGTGCCGTCGCTGGCATGGGTGAAGGTTCCGGCCAAAGACGATGAGCCGGGCTATTCCGTGATGCTGCGCCCCGATGGCGAGCCGCCAGAGGCCGTCGCAGAGCGCATACGCGAGGCGCTGGAGGGCATGGTGCCCGCGGAGCCTGTGGTGGCCCCTGAAGCCGTCATGGCCGACCTGTGCGCCGTCTATCCACTCATGGACGCCCACGTTGGCATGTTGGCTTGGGGACGCGAGACGGGAGCGCAGGATTACGATCTGGCGCACGCGGCCAAAGACATGCGGCACGCCTTCGCCAAGGTGCTGGCCATGACGCCAGCGGCGCATCAGGCCGTCCTCCTGATCGGCGGAGACTATTTCCACAGCGACGACACGCGGGCCGAAACGCCAGCCAACCGCCACAAGCTGGACGTGGACGGGCGCTTCTTCAAGGTGTTGGATGTCGGCATCGGGATCATCGCGGAGACAGTCCACCAGCTTCTGCAAAAGCACGCCAGAGTGCTGGTGCGCGTCCTGCGTGGCAACCACGACCCGCACTCCAGCATGACGCTGAACTTCGCGCTGGCAGAGCGATATCGCAATGAGCCGCGGATCATGGTCGAGAAAGAGCCACGAGACCTTTTCATGATGCAATGGGGCAAGTGCGCGATCTTCGCCCACCACGGGGATAAGGGCAAGCCGCAGCAGATGGCGCTGTACTTGTCAGATGTCTGCACCTTCTGGTCGCAGACACGCCACCGCCACTACCTGACAGGCCACGTCCATCACGATCAGGCCAAAGACCTCGGGCCGCTGCGGTTTGAAAGCCTGCGCGCCTTCTGCCCGCCTGATGCTTATGCTGCTGGTTGGGGATATGGCGCGAGGCGTGCTTTACAGTCGATCACATTCCACAAGCAGGACGGGCTGGTGTTGCGTGCGCTGGATCCGATTGATCGAGATGAAAGATAAGCTGCCCATCGCATCCTGGCGCGTCACCCGCGATGGCCTGATGGTGACGATCAATCAGTATCACGGCGTGATACCTTTTGGCCAGTTCGGCGGCCTTGTGCTGGCGCTGCTCAAGATGATGAAGGCTCGCGAGGGAAGCGGTGGTTGAAGGTGGACCGTAGCGCAGGCTGATCTTCGACCGATACAAAGCCGATGGCTTCGTGTGCTTCCCTCGCAATGTTTTCTAGCGGCTCATCCTAACGCCTGCAACCGCTTTTCGTTCTGAAGCCGCCGCAAGGTGCGCTCGACAGCCGCAGGGCTGGCTGACAGTTTGACCTTGGGCTTCGTCTCGCCGTCAGCGATGTCGAGCCACACTTTGCTCTTTGGGCTGACCCGCTGCGGCGAGAACGGGTGCATCGGCAGAACGATGCCGAAACGCTCACAGGCGGCTGCGATGCTAGAGCGGTGCATTCCGTAATGTTCGGCTGTTAAGGTCAAATGCCATCCTTGATCTTTGGCGGCTTGGATCATGTCGCGGGTGATGTGACGCCGTGGTGGTGCCATGGCTTTTCTCCTTATGTTCCGTGTCTATCAGTGAAGCCGTATTGGCGTGAAGCCTCAGCGCGGGCTGCTGCGGCGTCATTAATGTCAGAGAAGCGGCCTAGATGTTTTTTCTGCCCATCGACCTTTACAGTGGCCCTCCACTTTTTTGTTCTCTTATCCCAATGGACACCACATATACCGCTAGTATTGTTGCACCTGATTGATGCGTTGCGCTGATTTTCTTGATTGCTCACATCGCGCAAATTTTCGATCCTATTATCGGTCCGAATGCCATTGATGTGATCAATCATATCTCTCGGCCATTCACCATGATAAAGCGCCCAAATCACGCGATGAGCTTTAAACTTTCGACCATCAATGCAGCCATGCTTATGTCTGGTTCCATCCAGTGCGGTGAACGCTTCCTTGTTTGGCGAAGCTGGTCCTGGCCCCCGTGCCTCCTCACAATCTCGCCAAAACAGCTTGCCGGTCTCCGGATCATAGCGAAGACGCTTGTGCAAATACTCGATGGACGGTAGATTTTTGTCAGTCATCGACTGCCCTCCATTGGCATCGGTTGATAGGGGCGAGATCGACGCGCCAACGTCTCTCGCCCCGTCACTTTACATCATAGCCCCTGAGAAGATCAAGCCTCTCGGCCTCGGCCTTTATTCTGTTGATCTCTGCCAAGTTCTGCTTGGCCATGTATTCGATCAATTGCAGTTGCTCTTCAGTCACCCACCACGCGGGCAGCTTGACGTAGCCCGCCAGCCTCAACGCTCTCGCTCCGGGGCTGTTGGATGGGTCACGGGGCATGGTATTCGCACAGCTCCTCAGCTCCGACATGACAGGCCAGCTCGTGGGCGTGGCGGTGGGCCTCTACGGCGTTAAGGTTCCCGATGAAGGCATACACAGCCGCGAAGATCAGAATGAGGCGGTCAGCGGTGTTCATCCCTTCTCTCCCTCAATCTCGGCCAGCGTGGCGTCAATGAAGTCGCACAGCGTTTCAGGGCATGGGTCATCAAGCCAAACAACGTCTGTAACGCCTCCGCCGCCGCCATTTTCAATCGACGCTTTCGCCCGCCCCAAAGCCGCCACCGCCTTCGCCAGCTTTTCCGTCAGGGCTTCGATACGGTCGGCGGCGGCAAGATGTGTGTGCGCTCCAAGCATGACCCATCCGTCTAGTTCCCGCAGCCGTGCGATCAGTTCTTCGTCAGTCATGGCTCTCTCCTTGGATATCTGCGAGGGTGGCGAGGGCGATGTCGCGCATATCTTTGAATGCTTCTTCCACCTCATAGTCTTCGCCCCAGATCATTTGCTCATCGCGCTTAGCAATGGCGAGCAGCCCAGCTTCCGCCTTCGCCAGCTTGTCAGTCAGAGCCTCGATGCGGTCGGCGGCGGCAACGTCATCGTCCCACGTTGCACCCTCCCGCAGCCGTGCAATCAGTTCTGCGTCAGTCATGTCTTGCTTCCCTCTTGCTTCAGGTCTGAGATGGTGGCGCGCCATTCCTTAACCACGCCGGGGATGTAGTAATTTCCCTCAATCGACTTCGCCATTTTGTTGCCGATCCCCAGCGCCTTCGCCAGCTTGTCAGTCAGAGCCTCGATGCGGGCGGCGGATTTGCGGCACCAATCGCAAGCCATTTCTTTGGTCGCATGTACTGGATAGCCGCAAGCGCCACAGCATGTTTGGTCACTCATGGCTCTCTCCTTTGATCAACGCGCTGTCAGCTTCTGCCAGTGTTTCTGCTAAATCGCGAACAGGAATGCCGCGCAAAATTCTTTCTGGGATAGGGCGAATGCGGTTTAGTGCAGACCGAAGCGCATTCCGCTCCTTGGTCAGGGCTTCGATGCGGTCGGCGGCTTCGTTCAGGCTGCACTTGCAAGTCTCTCCGCCACGGCAAGTATCACGCAGCCGCTTCACCAGTTCTTCGTCAGTCATAGTCCTTCACCCCATGTTTCTCGATGTCCTTGAGCATCAGCATCAGCGCCTTCTGCACGTCCTCGACGCTCTCCCCGGTCACTTGGATAGGCTCGTCGGTCCATGCGGGGCCATCGTCCATCTCGTAGAGTTCGTGGATGGCGTAGTAGTATTCCCCATCCACCTCGTTCGGTCGCGCCAGCTTGTGCCGCATCAGTTGGTAGTGCCAGTGGCTCATCCCCGTGGCCTCCTCTGCTTGCTGTCTTTCCAATCCACTGTCCCGATCTGCACCACAATGCCGGGGAAGTCGTCGATGCGGCGTTCAACACCACCCTCGTGCCAGTAAATGCTGCCAGCATGTGGTTCTTGCGACCAAGCACTGACAATTTCAGTTTTGTCCCGCGCCACCCACTCAACCCAATCAGGCAGCTTCTCCCATGCGATCACGTCTTGGGTCTTCAAAGAGCTTTGCTCGCTACGCTGCGCGGGCAGGGGGACGGTGCGGTAGATGCTTTCGTCACACCATTCG